GGTTGCAAGACCTAGCGCAAAAAAACGGGGCTGGGCTTTTTGTAAAAATTGACAAATGAAAATTGAAAAGGCGCAGATCGGCGCGCTCTCGCTCGATCCGGCGAACGTGCGGAAGCACGGCGCCCGAAACTTAGACGCGATCAAAGCCAGCCTTCGGCGGTTCGGTCAGCAGAAGCCGATCGTCATCGATGCGAAGGGCGTGGTGCTGGCTGGCAACGGCACGCTCCAGGCCGCAAAGGAGTTGGGCTGGGTCGAGATCGACATTGTCCGTACCGCGCTTGAGGGCACGCAGGCAACGGCCTTCGCGATCGCTGACAACCGCACCGCGGAGCTTGCGGAGTGGGATGAGAAACTCGGAGACGTTCTTCAGGCCTTGGTGAAAGACGGAGTGGACGCGGAAGACGTGGGCTTCACTCAAATGGAGATCGATGATATGATGGAAGCGGACGCCATAGCGGATGAAGCGGAGGAGATTATCCACGAGCAAAGCGTGCAGGTGGAGCCGAACAGGGAGTATGTAATCATACTCGCCGACAATGAAGCAGAGTGGGACGAGATGGTCGCTTACTTCGATTTGAAAAAAGTTCGGCGCGGAGGCTATGCCGTTGGATCGGATTTTGATGCCATAGGAATGGAGCGCGTGCTGCCTTTTAAGCGCATCAAAAAATGATTATCGCCATACCAAGCAAAGGGCGCGCAGGAGAAACAAAGTCCGACAAACTCTTAAAGTCGGGTGTGCTTTTTGTGCCGGAGTCGGAAACTAACCAATACCGCAGAACAAACAAAAACGTCGTGGCAGTGCCGGACGAGGTAAAAGGCATTACGAAAACGCGGAACTGGATTTTGCGAAACTGCGGTTCGGAGCGTGTCGTCTTCGTCGATGATGACGTAAAGGCGCAAGGGTGGAAAAAACTTTACGAGACAAAAGCGAAGGACAAGGCGTTGCGCGGAGAACAGTGGGAGGAGGAGTTCGAGAAGCTTTTCGACATCACGGAGCAACTTGCGTACAAGATTTGGGGAGTTTCCACGGATGGAGCTTTGCGGTCTGTTTATCCTTACAAGCCGTTTCTTTTTCGCAGTTACGTCACGGCGTCGTGTATGGGGATTATCAACGACGGAACGTATTACTTCGACGAAGATTTCCCAGTTAAGGAGGATTACGAAATATGCTTACGGCACATAAAGGAACGCGGAGGGATTCTCTGTTGTAGGTACATTTATTGGGCAAACTCGCATTGGGTTGATGACGGAGGATGCAAAAGTTACCGAACCCAAAAAATGGAAGCTGAGTGCATCAAGAAACTGGTGCAGAAGTACCCCGGCTATATTCGAAAAATAGTTCGCGGCGGTTCCGAGTTCTCGATCTCGCTGAACTTCTGAAATGGAGGCAGAGAACAAATCACCGTCCGAAATTCTCGCACGGCGCAATGTCGCGAACATTGCCTCAAAATTAAAAGAAGGAAAGACCCTCACCGCCTCCGAGCGAAAAGCCCTCGACGAGTACGAGTCGAAGCAGTCTGGAACCGAATGGGTCAAGGACACCGCGACCCTCGCCCGCGAACTCGGCCTGTCTCGTCAGGCCATCTACGACGCTCGCAGCCGCTTCCCGACCGAAGCACCGGCGAAGCACGCGGACGGTCGCAAGGAGAACCTCGAAGCGTGGCGCGCCTTCTGCGCCGCGAAGCTGATCGGCAAGGACACCGCGACGAAGACGCTTGCAGATCTCAAGGCCGAGATGATGCGCGAGAATATTGCGCTGCTGAAGAAGAAGAACCTCCGCGAAGAAGGCGCTACGGTCGAGCGCGAGGTCGTCCAGGATATGCTCGCGATCCTTAGCCAGAAGCTGGACCTGCTCCTGCGCCTCAAGCTCGAGGTTGAGCTCGGCCCGCGCGTCGCCGGCAAGTCAGCCGCTGAGGCGAACGTCGAAGGTGGGCTGATCCTGGACGAGATCCGCGAGGTGATCGCGGGCAACCTTGCGCGGTTCGAGACGGAGGCGATTCGGAAGAGCGCGACCGAGGAATGAGCGCCGAGCAACTCCTCGCCGGCTTCCGCCTTCCGCGGCCGGATCGGTCGCCGATCTACGACTGGGCGCGGCGGCACGTGCAGCTGCCGGAATCCTACGCGACGCCTGGGCCGTTCAACGTGCGGCTCTCGCCTTGGCTCGTGCCGATCTTTGACGCACTCCAAAACCCGCTCGTGCGGCGCGTTCACTTTAGGAAGGCCGTGCAGATCGGCGGCACGCTCGTGGCCGACGTCTGGCTGCCGTGGATAATCGCCAACGATCCCGGCCCGATCAGCTGGACAATGCAGACGGACGAGATGGTGGAGAAGCACGCGAAGACGCGCCTCTGGCCGCTTCTTGAGCGATGCCGGCCGGTGGCCGCAATGCTGCCGAAGCCGGGGCCGCACCGCACGACAACCGAGATCTTCTTCGGCGGATTCTTCGTCACGCTCAACGCGGCGAACCTCTCGACGCAGCAGAGCCAGTCGATCCGCTACAAGATCAATGACGAGCTCTGGCTTCCGCGCTGGCAGGAGATCTACGGCCACGCGGTGGCGCGCGTCAGCAAGTTTGAGGAGGTCGGGCGCTCCAAGATCTACAACGCGAGCCAAGCGCCGGTGATGGATGCCGAGACGGGCAACGTCGAGGACACGAGCTTTCGCTCCGGCGATCAAGGCGAGTGGCACGCGGAGTGCCCAGGATGCCGCAAGATGCTGCCGGTCGCGTTCGAGGTTTTGCAGAAGGAGCAGCGCGGCGGCGTGATCTGGGACCGAGCGGCTCGTCGAGACGACGAGACGTGGGACGTCGGGCGCGCGGTGGAGACCTGCCGTTTCCGCTGCATCGCCTGCGGCCACGAGTCCGCGGACAACGACGCGACCCGCGCTGGCTGGGCAAAGACTGGGCGATTCGTGCCGATGAATCCTGCGGCGCCTCGGGAGGTTCGGTCGTTCCGACTGGAGGCAATCGTCACGCGGCCGATGCGGCTTCTGGTCGAAGAGTTCCTCCAGGCCGAAAACCAGCTGGTCCGCACGGGCGACGAGCAGGCGAAGATCGAGTTTCGGACCAAGCGGCAGGCGCTGCCGTGGATCGTCGAAAAGAAAGCGGTGAACGTGCTTCTGAAGGACAGCGGCTACAAGCTTGCCGACTACGCGCAGGGCGAATCGATCCCCGACGAGGCGATCCGATTTATGGCGATTGACCGCCAGCAAGATCACTTCTGGGTCGAGGTCGGCGCGTTCAGCACCGCCCAGGGGCCGCGCTACCGCCAGCTGTGGTTCGGGCGCATCGACACACGGGACCAGCTGCGCGCGCTCCAGGAGCGGTTTAAGGTCTCGTCAGCCTGCGTCGCGCAGGACCGCGGATACCGGCCGGCGGACGTGGACCGCGACTGCGCGGAGTTCGGCTGGCGATCGATGCGCGGCTATGGCCGGCGGACGTGGACGATGCGCGACGAGGCGACCGGGACGATGGTCAACTTCCCGTTCTCCGACCCGCAGGTCTCGGACTACCGCGGCGGCGACGTCTACTTTTACAATTGGAGCGGCGATTACTTCAAGGACACGTTGGCGACCGCGCTCGAGGGCAAGGGCGACTTGCGCTGGGAACTGCCGTCCGACGTTAACCCGCTCTACCTCGAACACATCAAGGGCGAGGCGAAGGTTGAGGTGCGGACGGGCGTGTGGGAGTGGAGGGAGGTTCGCAGCAACGCGCCGAACCACGGCCTCGATACCTCGGCGATGCTGCTCTGTATGGCGACGATTGCGGGAATCATCCGCTTCGTGCCGGCGAAAACGTAGCGTGGAATTGGGGCCGAGGTTTTCCTAAAAAGAGTTCTGGACTTTCCCGAGCGCTTGGGTTTCTGTGATGACCTCAACCCAATCCATCCTATGAAAGACGAAATGCTGAATTGCCTCGAAGAAGCCTCGATTCATTGCGCGTCGCTGAACGTACCGCAGGCCAAAGCGCCGTTCGTCGTAAACGTCCGCCAGGCTTATTACTGCCGATCCACCGATGCTTTCGCCGGAACCTACCTTTGTGAGAGCAAGGGCTTCGCCACTCGCGCTGAAGCCGAGGCTTACTCGGACAAGGTTGGCGAAGATTACGAATTGTTCATCGAGGTATTGCCGCCGCTGCCTGCCGTGATTTTGGCGCCGCTTAATGAATCCGAGATTCCTTTTTGATATGACTGACGCACCGAAGAACTACGGCGGCACCTTCATTAAGCTAAAGTGAGCACAATCCCCGAATACATCAGCCTTGGCGCCGGCGTGCAATCCAGCACGCTGGCCCTTATGGCAGCGAAGGGCGATGTTGGCCCTATGCCAGCCGGCGCGATCTTCGCGGACACGCAAGCCGAGCCGAAGGTCATTTACGAATGGCTCGACTGGCTCGAGAAGCAGCTTCCATTTCCCGTCCATCGGGTCACGGCCGGCAGCCTGACCACACGCAGCCTTACCAGATTTACGAACCGCAAAACCGGGAAACCGTACATCAAGAATATGGTCCCGGCCTTCGTGAAGAACGCTGACGGAACCAAGGGAATTGCAGGGCGCAGCTGCACTTACGACCACAAGATTGTCCCGATTCTAAAGAAGGTCAGAGAACTGGCCGGCGTGAAGCGCGGCCAGAAAACAGTCGGGCTTGTCCAATGGATTGGCATCAGCTTGGATGAAGTCCATCGAATGAAGCCGCCTCGCGACCCGTGGGCGCACCATCGCTGGCCGCTGATCGAGAAGGAGATGACCAGGCACGACTGCCTGCGTTGGATGGAAAAGAACGGATTCCCGACGCCGCCGCGGTCTGCCTGCATTTACTGTCCGTTCCATTCCGACCACGAATGGCGTCGAATGAAGATGCACGACCCGCAAGCGTTTGCCGACGCCGTGAAGTTCGAGAAGGATCTGCAAGCGCACCACGCGAACAAGACCGTCGCGAATTCCTTGGATAGCGTGCCTTATCTGCACGATACCCTGCGGCCGCTTGAGAGCATCGACTTCAGCGAGGACAGCACGCAGGGGCAGTTCAAATGGGGCAACGAATGCGAGGGGATGTGTGGCGTATGAATGACGCACCAAAGAACCCCGCCGCGGTCGCTCTAGGCCGCCTCGGCGGGCGGATCCGATCCGAGGCCAAGGCCGCCGCCGCAAGGCGCAACGGCCGACGAGGCGGGAGACCGCCGAAGCAGACCAAGCCGCTCCCATAGTGGGGCGGCTTTTTTGTCGTCAAATCGAAGCCAGCGCAGAGCGTCAAAAAACCTTTTGACGGCTGCCGCTCTTTTATGGCGTCAGACAATCCGTTCCTAGACATTGACGTCGCG